GCCGATGAACAACTCATGGTGGCAGGAGTTAATGCGTTTTTTCCTGCAAGGAATGACACTTAACAGTTGATTCATATGCTAATCATCCTGATCGTATTGATTATTGTTATGCCGGTAAGCGTAAAAAGAATGGATAAACCTGCATAATCCAGAAATACTTCCTCATTACTGGATGTATTACATCCTGTTGTTCTGCGTTAGCTATGTGCTTAACGGTGTTGTTAATTCCGTTTATCACGCTGTTACTGAAAGAATTGAGGCATCAACTGCTCAGCGGCGTAAGGACAGAGAAGAAAAAGTCGTTCGGGATTTGTTTGATTCGTTAACTCTTGGAGAAAGAGCGTATTTGGCATTCGCTGTAGCCGCTAATAACCAGCTAAAGACAGAAAAGGGAAGCCCTGAAGCAATTTCATTGCTCAAAAAAGGGATTATCACTCGATTGCCTTCTGCTATTGGATATCCTGATATTGACCGTTTTATTATCCCGGAAAAGTATTTTAATGAGTGCTACATGAGATTTGCCGGGAAGTCAGACATTCTTATGAATGAACTTATTGTACAGGACGAACAGCTCAAAAAATAACGACTTAACCGACAAATACCTTACCTCGCTGTTATTTGTTTGCTCTTACGATGACCAGCCGCGTAAAGTGCTACGCCTGGAAGAAGTACAGATCCTCCTTCAACTTCCTTCTGACGCGTTCCGGCAAGCGAAATGGCTTTGGTGACACGGTCAATTCTTTTGGCTTTAACTTCCTGAGAAGCATCAGGAGCATCGCAGCCAAAAATTGAATCGATGATATTGCAGATGGTGTCGCGCTCTATGGCTAGCTTTCTGCGCCGCTCATGACGGCGAGTTTTAGCATTGCCTGCAAACGTTGACTTCCCGTAGGTGATAACCGTCATGATTTAATCCTCATGTGAAATGGCTTTGGTACTGGCGCCGGAACCTGTCTCAATTTCCGGATTTCAAGTGGCTTCTCAGTCCGGCCCGATCGGTACAGCTAGAGGCCTAAGCTCCACCACACGCCAGTCCAAACCAATCTCGTTTGGTATTTGTTCGCGCTTTGTCAGCGCATCATCGAAGTTAAAGAGCGTTGCCTTTCCGTTTGGCTACCAGCGTCCTGCTGATGGCTAAAATTTAAGACTTCTTAATTAAATGGTCAAGTGTATTTTTGAAGAAAACTTAAATATTTTATCGTTACTTAAGTTTTTATTTGATTTTTAAAGGAAAATGTAGTGTGAGGGGCGGGTGCCCCTTATGGAAGATTTGCGAGTTTTGCGTCAACAACTACGCCAATGATTTTGCAGTTTCCGTTGATTTCTATCATCGGATATTGTGGGTTTAATGGTTTTAAAAACTTTCGGCCTGCATCCATAACTAATTTTTTGAATGTGGCCTCGTTTTCACCTTCTAATTTTGCAACAACCAGCTTGCCGTTTCTTGGTTCGACTTCGGGATCAACCAGAATTATCATTCCTTCTGGAATGCTTAACCCTGCCGGTGCTGTCATAGAGTCACCTTGGACATCAAGCCAAAATGAATCTTCTGAACAATCTACAGTGGTGTCGTGCCAGTTCTCTATCGCGCGCTTGTGATAAGGTTCTACAGCTTCCATCCATTGCCCTGCGCTTACCCAACTGATAAGAGGGTATGATCCTCTTGGCTCATGCCTACTATGATAGGCAACGTTTGTCTGGCTTAAATCTCCTTTCAGCAAATAGTCAGGGGAGCACTGAAGAGCCTTCGAAAGTGCCAACAGGTTCTCCCCATTTGGCTCAGTCTCCGAGCGCTCCCATTGCGATATTGCAACATTAGACACTCCCACCATCTTACCAAGAGCGGCTTGTCTAATCTTGAGTTTTTTTCTTCGAGCGCGAATACGCTCACCCATCAATTGTGTATTCATAGTTAAGTCATCTTAAATAAACTTGACTAAAGATTCCTTTAGTAGATAATTTAAGTGTTATTTAATTTCGGAGCGAGTCTATGTACAAGAAAGATGTTATCGACCACTTCGGAACCCAGCGTGCAGTAGCTAAGGCTTTAGGCATTAGCGATGCAGCGGTCTCTCAGTGGAAGGAAGTTATCCCAGAGAAAGACGCATACCGATTAGAGATCGTTACAGCTGGCGCCCTGAAGTACCAAGAAAACGCTTATCGCCAAGCGGCGTAAGCAAAACGCTCTTTACCAATCTGAACCGCCGACAACGCGGTAAACCTATTTCAAAGCGCATCAACGAATGCGCACAACTAACTATTAACTACAGGAATGTTCACATATGGAACTCACAAGCACTCGCAAGAAAGCCAACGCAATTACCAGCAGCATCCTTAACCGGATAGCTATTCGTGGACAGCGTAAAGTCGCTGATGCGTTAGGCATTAACGAATCTCAAATTTCACGATGGAAAGGCGATTTCATTCCGAAGATGGGGATGTTATTGGCGGTTCTGGAGTGGGGTGTCGAGGATGAGGAGTTGGCAGAACTGGCAAAGAAAGTTGCGCATCTGCTGACAAAAGAAAAGCCTCAAGACTGCGGGAACAGTTTTGAGGCCTGATGTAGAAAGACTGGATCAATCCACAGGAGTAATTATGCCAAAACAACTCAGTCCTGACCAGGACAAATTACACAAAAACATACTACGTGATCGGTTCTTATCCAGCTTCAAACAGCCTGGTCGATTTCGGGCTGAGTTGGAGAAAGTGAAGCTAATACTGAAGAGGAAAGGTCATGAGTAATCTTGCAACAGTTACACCGATAAAACCTCATCTGGAGGTTGTGGAGCATCGCGTGGCAGAACTCGACGATGGCTACACCCGGACTGCAAATACACTGCTGGAAGCTGTCATGCTTTCTGGGCTTACTCAACATCAGCTACTGATTGTTATGGCTGTGTGGCGCAAGACATACGGTTATAACAAAAAAATAGATTGGATCGGAAATGAACAGTTCGCTGAACTCACTGGCATGGCGCCAACCAAATGTTCTACCGCCAAAAACGAGCTTATCAGAATGGGGGTTCTCACTCAGGTGGGGCGTCAGGTTGGTATGAATAAAAATATTTCCGAGTGGAAGACGAAGGTTAACGGATTCGGTAAAACATTTACCAGATCGGTAAAACTAACCTTCACCAAATCGGTAAAAACCAATTTACCGAATCAGTCAAACACAAAAGACAATATACAAAAGACAATAAATACAAATACCCCCTTACCCCCTAAAGGGGGATGCGATGAAGGTTCTAAACCTGAAAAGCGAAAACCTACCAAGATTAACTACAGCGAATATCTTGCTGCCTACAACGAGATTGTTGGTGACAGACTCCCACATGCAGTGGAGGTCAATTCTGAACGACAACGCAAGTTGAAAAAGCTGATTGATTCACTGGCAACCAAAAACATCGACGGATTCCGGGCATACGTCAAAGCGTTCATGGCAGCAGCCAGACCATTCCATTTCGGTGATAACGACCGTGACTGGGTAGCTAATTTTGATTATCTGCTACGCCCGAAAGTACTGATAGCAATTCGTGAGGGAACACTATGAGACAGGATATCGAGGCGAGCGTTATCGGTGGCTTGCTGATTGGCGGATTAACACCAACCGCCAGTGACGTTCTGGCAACACTGGAGCCTGAAGCATTCTCAATTCCGCTCTACCGGAAAGCTTTTGAAGTTATTCGAAAGCAGGCCAGAAACAGGAACCTGATTGATGGACTGATGGTGGCCGAGGAGTGCGGGGATGAATACGCAACGGCGGTGATGATGACTGCGCGGTCATGTCCCAGCGCTGCAAACCTGAAAGGTTATGCCGGAATGGTTGCAGACAGTTATCAACGGCGTCAGGTTTTACAGCTACTGGATGAGATGCGGGAGCCAATCAGTAACGGCACGCTGGACGCATCAGGCAGAGCGATGGACGAGCTTGTAAAGCGCCTGTCATCCATCAGGAAGCCGCGGAACGAGGTTAAACCTGTGCGACTGGGTGAAATCATCAATGACTACACTGACACGCTTGACAGGCGTCTGAGGAACGGAGAAGAGTCGGATACCCTGAAGACCGGAATCGAAGAGCTTGACGCTATCACCGGAGGGATGAACGCAGAAGACCTTGTGATTATTGCTGCTCGTCCAGGTATGGGTAAAACCGAACTGGCGCTGAAGATAGCCGAAGGCGTGGCAAGTCGTGTTATTCCTGGTTCTGGCGTCCGGCGCGGTGTGTTGATTTTCTCGATGGAAATGAGCGCCATTCAGGTTGTTGAGAGAGGGATTGCCGGCGCAGGAATGATGTCGGTCAGTGTGCTGCGTAACCCGTCACGTATGGACGATGAAGGATGGGCGAGAGTTGCAAGCGGGATGAAGTTGCTGGCAGAGCTGGATGTGTGGGTAGTTGACGCATCGCGTTTGTCTGTCGAAGAAATCAGGTCCATTTCCGAACGCCACAAGCAGGAGCATCCTAATCTGTCACTGATTATGGCTGACTATCTCGGGCTAATTGAGAAACCAAAAGCGGAACGTAATGACCTCGCCATAGCACATATCTCCGGTAGCCTGAAAGCGATGGCGAAAGACCTGAAAACTCCAGTTATCTCCCTAAGCCAGCTCTCCCGCGATGTTGAGAAGCGGCCAAACAAGCGCCCGACAAACGCAGATTTGCGGGATTCAGGAAGCATTGAACAGGACGCAGACTCAATCATCATGCTCTATCGGGAAGCGGTATATGACGAGAACAGTAGCGCCGCGCCATTTGCTGAAATCATCGTGACGAAAAACCGTTTTGGCTCGCTTGGTACGGTTTACCAGCGGTTCTGCAACGGACACTTTGTTGCATGTGACCAGGACGAAGCCAGACAGATTTGCACGGCATCAAATGCACCTGCTGGACGCAGAAAGCGATATGCACAAGGGGCTGACGTATGACTATTTACATCACTGAGTTGGTAACAGGCCTGCTGGTAATCGCAGGCCTTTTTATTTGTGGTGGAGAAAAATGATGAGAAAGAAACAAGCAGAGAAATTATTTTGTGATGCTATGGATGCGTTGGCTAAGGTCGGAGAAAGCCCATTGAATTACTGTCTGTCTTATGCCCGTGGTTTTATGGCTGCCGAGAACAAGAAGGAGTATCTGCACGAATGGGAAGACGGAACAATGCGTCTGAAAGTTAGCGATGGCGAGCAGGTTCATTGATGGAGAGGAATATGGACGAATCAAGAAAGGCTTTCGAGCAATGGTTCCAGAGCAAATACAAATGCACTATGGAAACGATGAAGGTTATGCAAATCAAAGTCGAACTTGCTTGGGAGGCATGGCAGGCCAGCCGTGAAGCTATCGAGATAAAGCTCGATGACAAAGTAATGGTTGAGGATGAGTTCGACAAAGGCCACAACTGCGCAATCGACTATTGCGCAGAAGCCATCCGCGCCGCCGGAATCAAAGTGAAGGAGTGAGTATGAACAAAGTATCACGAGGAATGAAAATATCGCTTATTTTCATCCTTAATCCGCATCGTATCTTTTTGGCTTCAGCAGTATGGCTGTCAGATTTTGTTTATTGGTTAGCAGATAAATTGGATGATTTTGCGAGATGGCTTGAGAATTTTGCGAATGCGAGGTTTGAGTCATGGCCGATTATCGGAGAGAGGATGTCTGACGAATTAAACCGGTATTACGCGGATAAGCGCAAGGAGAAGAGCAGGAGGGAAAGTGAAGCAATTATTTCTGCTTCGCAACGAAGCAATCAGAAATAACGCCATAGACGCCATTCTCTCACTACCAATCGACGACAAGTCACCCCACGAAGTCCACGTCAAGGAACCTAAGCGAACCAAAGCACAGAACGACCGTATGTGGCCGATGCTTCAGGACGTCTCCCGTCAGGTGCTTTGGCATGGTCAACGATTGTCTCCGGAAGACTGGAAAGACATCTTCACTGCGCTGTGGCTCAAGACTAAAAAGCTGGAGCAAAGAAGCGTACCAGGTATTGATGGCGGTGTTGTTCTTCTTGGGGTACGTACCAGCAAGATGAGGAAGGCAAGCATGACAGAGCTTATCGAAATTATGTTCTGGTTCGGCTCAGAACGTAACGTGCGATGGAGTGATGATTCCCGGCGAGAGTACGAGTGGTCACAACGAACAGGGAGCGCCGCATGATGAATGTCGTTAGTTTCTCCGGTGGCAGAACGTCAGCATATTTGCTCTGGCTAATGGAGCAAAAGCGACAGGCAGGTGAAGACGTTCATTACGTTTTCATGGATACAGGAGCAGAGCACCCTAAAACATATGAGTTCATCCGAAATATCGTCAGTAACTGGAAAATAGACTTACATTGCCTTCGTGTAATACCTAATCCAGAAATGGGGAAGGCCAGTAGTTATGAAGAGATAGGTGTCACTGATATTGGTCCAGATCTTATACCGTGGAAAAGGATGTTGAATAAATACGGACATCCATATATCGGCGGTGCGTTCTGTACCGACAGAATGAAGTCTGTTCCATTCACCAAATATTGTCAGGAAAAGTTTGGGAAAGGGAATTACATCACATGGCTTGGCATTCGCACAGATGAACCAAACAGGCTTAAAAGGGCTAATGGTTTTCGGTACCTGGCTGATATAAGCGATTTTGAAAAACAGGATGTGCTTGATTGGTGGAGTGAGCAGAAGTTTGATCTTGGCATACAGGAGCATCTTGGTAATTGTGTTTTCTGCATAAAAAAAAGTATGCAAAAGGTGGCGCTGGCAGCCATGGATGAGCCAGAACTTGCAGATGCATTTATCAACATCCTTGATACAGAAATAAAAACAGGAAAGGAACCGGTTATGTATCGAGGGAATAATACACTTAAATCACTGATTGCCTTGTTTAGTGATATATCAAGAGATGAGTTAGCCTCAAGAATGACATCAATGCGACAGTATGATTCAGGTTCGTGTTCTGAATCATGTGAAGCATTTTCATGTCAGCTTGGATTTAATTTTGAGGATGCGGCATGAGGCGACAACGACGAAGTTTCACCGACATAATCTGCGAAAACTGCAAATACCTACCAACGAAACGCTCCAGAAATAAACCAAAGCCAATCCCAAAAGAATCTGACGTAAAAACCTTCAACTACACGGCTCACTTGTGGGATATCCGGTGGCTAAGACATCGTGCGAGGAAATGACAATGCTTTTAATTCAACCTGGATTTGGCCTGAGCATCAAAAAAGGGCACATGTTTGGACAGAAAGATTCTCAACGGAAAATGCTGTCCATCCGGTTGCCGTTTATCAGTATTTATTGGCTAAACAAAGAAGCAACAAATTATTGGTATGAATGCGCACGTGCCGCATTTAATGACCCTGACTGGTTTATTGAAAACCATCATGCAGTTCGTCAGGCGAAACGAAAATCCACCATAACAAAAATGAAAGCGTATCAGGACGCTTGGGAAGAACATAGAGATCGATACCAAAAGGACATTGAAAAGCTGGAATCAGAAAACACTGAGCTAAAACGAAGACTAGGGGAAGCGAAAAGGGATATTGATGCCTATAAGCGGCTTGTAGGTGGTGATAGCCATGCTTAGCCCAACTCAAATCATGCAATACCAGAAAGAAAGCGTCGATCGAGCTTTAACGTGCGCTAACTGCGGTCAGAAGCTGCATGTTCTGGAAGTTCATGTGTGTGAAGCGTGCTGCTCAGAACTGATGAGCGATCCGAATAGTGCCATGTATGAGGAAGAAGACGATGAAGACGATTTCGCACCCGGGAAAGAGGATTAATGATTTAATCGAATCAAATTACCAACTAAGGCGCGAACTGTTCGTAACAAAGCAACACCTTTCCTCAGTTCAACATCGTTACGACATGGCCTTGAAAGAGCTATCGATCAAGAATTACGGCATCTCATCTATCCCGCCCATCCCAATGACAAATCAGGTTCTCGAGTGGATAACCGAATATGGCGTTCCATGGGAGGCTTTGTACTGTCCGGAATGCAGAGGATGGTTTACCGAGCTGGATAACTCATTCCCATATCACCTGGAAAGTTGCAGATGCAAATGCGACGAAAAGGAAAATCACAATGGCTAAAGTACCCCGCCGAAAATGCAAAATCTGCAATGAATGGTTCCATCCGGCATTCTCAAATCAGTGGTGGTGCAGCCCGGAACACGGAACACAATTAGCACTAGAGCGACGAAGCAAACAGCGCGAAAAAGCGGAAAAAGCAGCAGAGAAGAAACGACGACGAGAGGAGCAGAAACAGAAAGATAAACTGAAGATTCGAAAACTCGCCTTAAAGCCCCGCAGTTACTGGATTAAACAAGCCCAACAAGCCGTAAACGCCTTCATCAGAGAAAGAGACCGCGACTTACCATGTATCTCGTGCGGAACGCTCACGTCTGCTCAGTGGGATGCCGGGCATTACCGAACAACCGCTGCGGCACCTCAGCTCCGATTTGATGAACGCAATATCCATAAGCAATGCGTCGTGTGCAATCAACACAAGAGCGGGAACCTGGTTCCTTATCGCGTGATGCTCATCGAGCGCATAGGGATTGCAGCAGTAGACGAAATCGAATCTGACCATAAGCGGCATCGCTGGACTACCGAAGAGTGCAAAGCGATTAAGGCGGAGTATCAGCAGAAGCTTAAAGACCTACGTGACAGCAGAAGCGAGGCAGCATGAGCAAAATCCAATACCCAATGACCACTGCGGCAATTTTCGATGATGTTGTCTATCCGCTGCATTTCGACAATGCCGGCAAGGTTAGGCAAGAAATGGAAGGCGCTGTTAACTGGTTCTGCAGGTGGTGCAACGAAGAGAAAGCCGCTGTGAAAGCGAGATTGTTGGTCAGTTGCTGGGGTCAATATCTGAGTCATGAGCAGGTTATCCGGGAGGCCGCATGACACACACTGTCAAAACCATTCCAGACATGCTCATAGAGACATATGGAAACCAGACAGAAGTAGCACGGCGCTTATCGTGCCACCGCAACACAGTCAGGCGTTATCTGTACGACAAAGAAGCCAGGCATCACGCCATCGTTAACGGCGTTTTAATGATTCATCAGGGCGGGAGAGGTGTCTATGACCGTAACCAGCATTAACCAGGCGAAACAGCAGCGTGAACGTGACGAAGCTGAATTGCGCAGCGTCAGAGAGATGACGGAGCAACACCAGAAGGCAATGAATTATCTGCATGATCGAGAGCGCGAACTGGTGAACCGGCTTGGATTGAACAAGCCAGCGGGAGGCGATGCTGCATGAGTATACGAGAATTGAACCTCACTAAAGAGCAGCATGACTGGCTTAATGGGTGGCTTGAGCTATGGGGGGCATGGGTTTATTCAGGAAGACTCGAAAAACGCATGAGCAGCGTTATAGCGCAGTTTATGGAGAGGGTAGAACCATCAAGAGTGATGACAAGACCAATGTGCAATGATGATGACGGAATGTTGATTTCTCAGGTCGTAGATTCCGTTATGCGCATCGACACAAAGGCCTTTGGCATTCTGCTTAGCTATTACGCACATGGTTCCTCTAGGTACGCCATATCATCCTACTATCACAAGACTGCAAGTCCCCGCAAAATGTCAGGCCGCGGCGGAGAAAGGATGCGCAAGCCATCTCTTATTACCTGTCGGAGAGAAGTAGATGACGTACTCAAGGCATCCCTGTTCATGCTTTATCAACCGATGCTAAATGCCTTCAATAGTCGTAAACGTGTGGATAAAATTAAACATGTTGCATAGATTGTGTTGACATCAATGAGCAAATGAGCAATCATAAGCGAATAAGCTGCCGTTAGTGACTCTTAAGTCGCTGCGGCGGCTTTTTTATTTGCACGACATTTCTGAAAACGCCCTATCACCAATCACCAGAACACATCCAGATACCCTTGCTCATTCGTGGCGACGGGGTAGGGCGTTTTACACAAAAGAAAACCCAGCATTGAGCTGGGATTCGTGAAAATGGGCGGCAAGAGACTGCGCTAACAGCCTCCTGCCTGATTTGCTCATGCCATTAGTCACGAACAAACCACGTTACTAATCACTGTATCCTGGATTTGTTCTTTCCAATATCAACCAATTCATAACATTGAACAAATCCTCACGGTCGTGAGGTAAGACATGAAAAAGATGCCAGAAAAACATGATCTGTTAACCGCCATGATGGCGGCAAAGGAACAGGGCATCGGGGCCATCCTTGCGTTTGCAATGGCGTACCTTCGCGGTCGGTATAATGGCGGTGCGTTTAAGAAAACACTAATAGACGCAACGATGTGCGCCATTATCGCCTGGTTCATTCGTGACCTTTTAGTCTTCGCCGGACTGAGTAGCAATCTTGCTTACATAGCGAGTGTATTTATCGGCTATATCGGCACAGACTCGATTGGTTCGCTAATCAAACGCTTCGCTGCTAAAAAAGCCGGAGTCGATGATGCAAATCAGCAGTAACGGAATCACCAGATTAAAACGTGAAGAGGGCGAGAGACTAAAAGCCTATCCAGATAGCAGGGGGATACCAACCATTGGGGTTGGACATACCGGAAAAGTGGATGGTAATCCTGTCGTATCAGGGATGACAATCACATCCGAAAAATCGTCTGAACTGCTTAAAGAAGATTTGCAGTGGGTTGAAGATGCGATAAGTAGTCTTGTTCGCGTCACGCTGAATCAGAACCAATATGATGCACTATGTAGCCTTATATTCAATATAGGTAAATCAGCATTTGCTGGATCTACCGTTCTGCGCCAGTTGAATTTAAAGAATTACCAGGCAGCAGCAGATGCTTTCCTGCTATGGAAAAAAGCTGGTAAAGACCCTGATATTCTCCTTCCACGGAGGCGGCGAGAAAGGGCGCTGTTCCTGTCATGATGCTCAACTGGAAAGCGATGTTTGTTGGCCTGTTGCTCGTCTCGCTAATTGTTTCCGGTCGGCTGGCAAATCATTACCGTGATAACGCCATCACCTACAAAGACCAGCGCGATACCGCCACCCATAAATTGAAACTGGCGAACGAGACGATTGACGACATGCAGGGGCGCCAGCGTGACGTTGCTGCCCTCGATGCAAGATATACAAAGGAACTCGCTGATGCGAAAGCTGAAAATGATGCTCTTCGGCGCAAGCTTGATAATGGTGGTCGGGTGCTCGTCAAAGGCAAATGTCCTGCGCCATCCTCAGCCGAAACCTCCAGCGCCTCCGGCATGGGCAATGATGCCACCGTCGAACTCTCTCCAGTTGCTGGACGAAACGTTCTCGGTATCCGGGATGGAATCATCAGCGACCAAACAGCACTGAGAACGCTTCAGGAGTACATCAGGACGCAATGCCTGAAGTAATTTCCATCACATAGAAATTTAACAAGTGACTTTCAGGAAAATGCCTCGCATTTGCGGGGCTTTTTTACATCTGCAGTAAACCGCGCATCGCAGCGCGTAACAATCCCGAGTCTTTCAGAAAGCTGAGCCTGAGAACTGCCGTATATGGTGGCGACCATCTCGGGGCGGCTTTTCTGTGCGAACAGGCTCATCTTTCTAAAAGGTAAGACGCTATGAATATCGTTCCACTAAATTACAAAGGCGAACCTATCCGCTTCAATACTGATGGCTGGATTAATGCCACTGATATTGCAAAACGTTTCGGGAAGCGTCTGGATCACTGGTTGTCCAACACTGAAACTCTCGAATACGTTAGAGCTCTGGATGAGGTTTATTCAGGTGAGCCATCGAAAATTCTACATACCCGTGATTCCGGGTATGTAAAAACAAGCAAGGCACGAAAGGACAGGGGCGGCGGAACATGGCTGCATCCAAAGTTATCAGTTGCCTTTGCAAGATGGTGCGATCCGAAATTCTCCGTATGGTGCGACCTGCACATTGATAGTCTGCTTCGCGGTGAACTGACTGAGCAGCAGAAATATGAGCAAGCATGTCGCATTCGCGATGACCGGAAATCAAAAGCCAGCAATGGGGCAAGAGAGATGGCTCGCTGGCGATGGGATAAGCCGGTTATTGAAGCAAATGTTGAGTACTGGCGCGAGCAACTGCAGTTGACTCTCGATATCGCGTGCTGATGGCAAACGCAAAACTGCGTTATCGGAAAAATCAAAGCATTACGAGAGCTGAGCAACAGCTATCCATTACAAAGCCCATCTACGGGTGGGCTTGATAATGAAACCGGAATTTATTCTGGGTAACCAGTTACGGCAGTACCACGAAACAACCCAAGCCAGTAAGTGGGGAAATAACACTGGCAGCCACTGAAAGATGAACCTCCTGCCTTATGGCAAAAAAGATTCTTTGTGGTGGCGGACTGATGGAAAGACATCGGTTATTGCAGAGGCCATTCAATGAGTGGTCTAGACAATGGCTTATCCCAACAACCGGAGCCAACACAATGGCAGAGATTACAGCATTGACAGAATTACAGCAGATGAACCTCGATATCCTCCGTTTAGTTCAAAGCGATACCGCAGCAGCAGAGAAAGCGATCGCATTCGTTGCTGGAAGTAAGCTGAACTTCGAACTGTTCAAAGACCAACTGGTTTTGGCGCAGGGTGAAGGAACGGCATTAGCTCGCGCAGAAAAGGCTATTCGTGAGGCAAAAGAAGCGTTAGACCTGTTCACTGCCGGAGTATAATCATGGCAAATCCAAATTTCACGCCATCGTGGCCTCTCTACAAAGATGCTGACGGTGCATATGTGTCTGCTCTTCCGATTAAAGCTATCAAATACGCTAATGACGGAAGTGCAAGCGCAGAATTCGATGGTCCGTATGCTGACCAGTACATGTCAGCGCAAACAGTGGCCGTATTCAAGCCGGAGGTCGGTGGATATCTGTTCCGAAGCCAGTACGGCGAGCTGCTCTATATGAGCAAGACAGCATTTGAAGCTAAGTACACTTCCGCAAGCGGTTCAGTAACGAATGCAGATACGGCGGATAAGTTGTCAACGGCCCGTACTATCACACTAACCGGCGCTGTCACAGGTTCAACGTCATTTGATGGTTCGGCTAACGTGACTATCGCAACTACCCAAGGAAGCTAACTTATGGCAGCACCAAAGGGCAACCGATTCTGGGAGGCCCGCAGTAGCCATGGGCGTAACCCGAAATTCGAGTCGCCTGAGGCGCTGTGGGCTGCTTGTTGTGAATACTTCGAATGGGTGGAAGCTAACCCACTATGGGAGATGAAGGCGTTCTCATATCAGGGTGAGGTGACACAAGAGCCAATCGCCAAGATGCGAGCAATGACCATCACTGGCCTGACTCTATTCCTCGATGTGACGCTTGAAACATGGCGCACATATCGAATGCGAGAAGATTTATCTGAGGTCGTTACGCGAGCAGAGCAAATCATCTACGACCAAAAATTCTCCGGCGCAGCCGCTGACCTTCTCAACGCTAACATCATCGCCCGAGATTTGGGCCTCAAAGAGCAGTCGCAAGTTGAAGACGTGACACCTGATAAGGGAGATCGCGATAAGCGCCGCTCTCGTATCAAGGAGCTATTCAACCGTGGAACTGGACGCGATTCTTGATAGCCTGAGCGACGAAGAGCAAATCGAATTGCTCGAGCTACTCGAAGAAGAAGAGAACTACCGAAATACACACTTGCTATATGAGTTTGCGCCATACAGCAAACAGCGTGAGTTCATCGACGCAGGTCATGACTATCCAGAGCGATGTTTTATGGCTGGTAACCAGCTTGGTAAGTCATTTACTGGCGCTGCTGAAGTCGCGTTTCACCTTACCGGGCGATACCCGGGAACGAAAGGTTATCCGGCTGATGGTAAATATGGCGGGGAGTGGAAAGGTAAGCGTTTCTATGAGCCTGTTGTCTTCTGGATTGGTGGCGAGACAAACGAGACTGTAACCAAAACGACTCAACGCATCCTGTGCGGTCGTATCGAAGAGAATGATGAGCCTGGCTATGGGTCAATCCCGAAAGAGGACATCATTAGCTGGAAGAAGTCTCCGTTCTTCCCTAATCTTGTTGATCACCTTCTTGTTAAGCACCACACGCCAGAAGGCGTCGAAGATGGCATCTCAATATGCTACTTCAAGCCTTACTCACAGGGCCGCGCCCGCTGGCAGGGCGACACAATTCACGGCGTCTGGTTTGACGAAGAGCCGCCATATAGCATCTATGGCGAAGGTCTTACCCGTACCAACAAATACGGGCAATTCTCTATTCTGACGTTTACCCCGCTGATGGGGATGTCTGACGTTGTCACCAAGTTCCTGAAGAATCCCAGCAAGTCTCAGAAAGTGGTCAACATGACCATCTATGATGCTGAGCACTACACCGACGAGCAGAAAGAGCAAATCATAGCATCCTATCCTGAGCATGAGAGAGAGGCACGTGCTCGTGGTATTCCTACGATGGGTAGCGGGCGAATCTTCCAGATACCAGAAGAGACGATTAAGTGCCAGCCGTTTGAGTGCCCCGATCACTTCTATGTTATCGACGCTCAGGACTTCGGATGGAACCACCCGCAAGCTCACATTCAGCTTTGGTGGGACAAAGACGCAGATGTTTTCTATCTGGCGCGTGTGTGGAAGAAATCAGAGAACACCGCAGTTCAGGCATGGGGTGCTGTTAAGTCGTGGGCTAACAAAATACCTGTCGCGTGGCCTCATGACGGTCACCAACACGAAAAGGGCGGTGGTGAGCAACTTAAAACCCAATATGCGGACGCCGGGTTCTCTATGCTTCCCGAACACGCAACGTTCCCGGATGGCGGTAACTCAGTAGAGTCAGGCATTAGTGAACTTCGTGACCTGATGCTTGAAGGAAGATTCAAAGTATTCAACACATGCGAACCATTTTTTGAAGAGTTCCGTCTATATCATCGCGACGAGAACGGCAAGATTGTCAAGACCAACGATGATGTGCTCGATGCTACTCGCTACGGCTACATGATGCGCCGCTTCGCCAGGATGATGCGCGATATCAGAAAGCCGAAAGAAAAGAAAATCCCCGCACCTATTAGACCAGTACGCAGAGGACGATAATGGCCGACAATGAAAACAGGCTGGAGAGCATCCTGTCGCGCTTTGATGCGGACTGGACAGCCAGCGATGAAGCCAGAAGGGAGGCCAAGAATGATCTCTTCTTCTCCCGCGTATCTCAGTGGGATGACTGGCTATCACAATACACAACCCTACAATATCGCGGGCAGTTCGATGTGGTACGTCCTGTGGTGCGCAAACTCGTTTCTGAGATGCGTCAGAACCCTATTGATGTTCTGTATCGCCCCAAGGATGGAGCAAGTCCTGACGCTGCTGATGTGCTAATGGGCATGTATCGCACAGACATGCGACACAATACGGCAAAAATCGCGGTCAACGTCGCTGTTCGTGAGCAGATTGAATCTGGCGTAGGTGCGTGGCGTCTGGTCACTGACTACGAAGATCAAAGTCCGACGAGCAACAATCAGGTTATCCGTCGAGAGCCTATCCATAGTGCCTGCTCCCATGTTATCTGGGACAGCAACAGCAAACTGATGGACAAGTCTGACGCCCGTCACTGCACAGTTATCCACTCAATGAGCCAGAATGGTTGGGAAGGTTTCGCAGAAAAATACGACCTCGATGCGGATGATATTCCATCATTCCAGAACCCAAACGATTGGGTATTTCCATGGCTGACGCAGGACACAATTCAGATCGCTGAGTTTTACGAAGTGGTCGAGAAGAAAGAGACGGCGTTTATCTACCAAGACCCGGTTACGGGTGAGCCGGTAAGCTACTTTAAGCGCGATATTAAAGACGTCATCGACGACCTGGCTGATAGTGGATTTATCAAAATTGCAGAGCGCCAGATTAAGCGTCGCCGGGTATACAAATCGATTATCACCTGCACTGCTGTACTCAAAGACAAGCAGCTCATTGCTGGCGAACATATCCCAATTGTTCCGGTATTCGGAGAGTGGGGCTTCGTTGAAGATAAAGAAGTGTATGAGGGTGTCGTCCGCCTGACAAAAGACGGTCAGCGTCTGCGCAACATGATTATGTCGTTCAACGCCGACATCGTGGCCCGTACTCCGAAGAAGAAGCCGTTCTTCTGGCCTGAACAGATTGCAGGCTTTGAGCATATGTATGACGGTAACGACGATTACCCGTATTACCTGCTCAATCGCACGGATGAGAACAACGGAGAAATGCCAACTCAGCCGCTGGCATATTACGAAAACCCGGAGGTCCCGCAAGCCAACGCCTACATGCTGGAAGCAGCCACCGCGGCAGTGAAAGAAGTCGCGACGCTAGGTGTTGATGCAGAGGCGGTAAACGGTGGACAGGTAGCCTACGACACTGTTAACCAGCTAAACATGCGCGCTGACCTTGAGACATACGTGTTTCAGGATAATCTGGCTACCGCTATGCGCCGTGACGGTGAGATTTACCAGTCGATAGTTAATGACATCTACGATGTTCCTCGCAACGTGACAATCACCCTTGAGGATGGCAGTGAAAAAGAGGTTCAGCTAATGGCTGAGGTTGTTGACCTTGCCACTGGTGAGCGGCAGGTACTGAACGATATCAGGGGGCGCTATGAATGCTACACGGATGTTGGACCATCATTCCAGTCCATGAAGCAGCAAAACCGCGCAGAAATTCTTGAGTTGCTCGGCAAGACGCCACAGGGAACGCCAGAATATCAACTGCTGTTGCTTCAGTACTTCACCCTGCTTGATGGTAAAGGTGTCGAGATGATGCGTGACTATGCCAATAAGCAGCTTATTCAGATGGGCGTTAAGAAGCCGGAAACACCTGAAGAGCAGCAATGGTTTGTCGAAGCGCAGCAGGCCAAACAAGGACAGCAAGACCCGGCAATGGTTCAGGCGCAGGGTGTGCTGTTGCAAGGTCAGGCTGAACTGGCTAAAGCGCAGAATCAGACGCTATCTCTTCAAATCGACGCGGCTAAAGTCGAAGCTCAAAACCAACTTAACGCTGCGAAAATCGCAGAAATATTCAACAACATGGACCTCAGTAAACAATCTGAGTTTAGAGAGTTCCTCAAAACCGTTGCTTCATTCCAGCAGGACCGCAGCGAAGACGCTCGCGCAAATGCTGAGTTACTCCTTAAAGGCAATGAACAGACGCACAAGCAGCGAATGGACATTGCCAATATCCTGCAATCGCAGAGACAAAATCAACCTTCCGGCAGTGTAGCCGAGACACCTCAATAAGAGAGAGTTAATCATGGAACCAACCACCGAAATTCAGGCAACTGAAGACTTAACCCTGTCCGGCGATTATGCAGCGGCATCTGCTGATAGCTTAGTTGTCGATAATGCCAACGACAATGCAGGTCAGGAAGAGGGCTTTGAGATTGTCCTGAAGGGCGATGAGACAGCACCAAAACAAGACCCGGCAAAGAACGCAGAATTCGCCCGCCGCCGCATCGAGCGCAAACGACAGCGCGAGCTTGAGCAGCAGATGGAAGCAGTTAAACGCGGAGAATTGCCGGAGAGTTTACGGGTAAACCCTGACCTTCCACCTCAGCCGGATATTAATGCCTATCTGTCAGAAGAAGGCCTGGCCAAATATGACTATGACAACAGCCGTGCGCTTGCCGCTTTCAATGCTGCTAATACCGAATGGCTAATGAAAGCGCAGGACGCCCGCAGCAATGCCGTAGCAGAACAGGGCCGCAAAACTCAGGAGTTTACCCAGCAATCAGCGCAATACGTCGAAGCTGCCCGCAAACACTATGACGCGGCGGAAAAGCTCAATATCCCTGACTATCAGGAGAAAGAAGACGCATTTATGCAACTGGTTCCGCCTGCGGTTGGGGCCGACATTATGCGCCTGTTCCCGGAGAAGTCCGCCGCGCTCATGTATCACCTGGGCGCAAACCCGGAGAAAGCCCGCCAGTTACTGGCGATGGATGGGCAGTCCGCGCTGATTGAACTAACTCGACTATCCGAACGCTTAACTCTCAAGCCTCGCGGTAAACAAATCTCTTCCGCTCCCCCTGCTGACCAGCCGATTACCGGTGATGTCAGCGCAGCAAATAAAGATGCCATTCGTAAACAGATGGATGCGGCTGCGAGCAAGGGAGATGTGGAAACATACCGCAAGCTAAAGGCAAAACTTAAAGGAATCCGATAATGGCTTTGAACGAAGGTCAAATTGTTACACTGGCGGTGGATGAGATTATTGACACCATCTCCGCAATTACTCCAATGGCGCAGAAAGCCAAGAAATATACCCCGCCTGCGGCTTCTATGCAGCGCTCCAGCAATACCATCTGGATGCCTGTAGAGCAGGAGTCTCCCACTCAGGAGGGCTGGGATTTAACTGATAAAGCGACAGGCTTGTTGGAACTCAACGTCGCGGTAAACATGGGAGAGCCGGATAACGACTTCTTCCAGTTACGCGCCGATGATTTGCGTGATGAGACAGCGTATCGTCACCGAATCCAGTCCGCAGCCCGCAAACTGGCTAACAACGTTGAGTTGAAAGTCGCAAACATGGCCGCCGAGATGGGGTCATTGGTTATCACTTCGCCGGACGCTATCGGCACGAACACCGCAGACGCATGGAACTTTGTTGCCGATGCAGAAGAAATCATGTTTTCCCGCGAGCTTAATCGCGATATGGGGACATCCTACTTCTTCAACCCACAGGACTACAAAAAAGCGGGTTACGACCTGACCAAGCGTGATATCTTCGGGCGCATCCCTGAAGAAGCATACCGCGATGGCACCATTCAGCGTCAGGTTGCTGGCTTCGATGATGTCCTGCGCTCTCCGAAACTTCCTGTGCTTACCAAATCCACCGCAACTGGCATCACTGTATCCGGTGCGCAGTCCTTCAAGCCTGTCGCATGGCAACTGGATAACGATGGCAACAAAGTTAACGTTGATAACCGTTTCGCCACCGTCACCCTGTCTGCAACTACCGGACTGAAACGCGGCGACAAAATCTCGTTCACTGGCGTTAAGTTCCTTGGTCAGATGGCTAAGAACGTACTGGCTCAGGATGCGACTTTCTCCGTAGTTCGCGTTGTTGATGGTACTCACGTTGAAATCACGCCGAAGCCTGTAGCACTGGATGATGTTTCTCTTTCTCCTGAGCAACGGGCATACGCCAACGTTAACACCTCGCTGGCTGATGCGATGGCGGTGAACATCCTGAACGTTAAGGATGCTCGCACCAACGTGTTCTGGGCTGATGACGCCATCCGTATTGTGTCTCAGCCCATTCCTGCTAACCACGAATTGTTTGCAGGAATGAAAACTACCTCATTCAGCATCCCGGATGTCGGCCTTAACGGTATCTTCGCTACGCAGGGTGATATTTCCACCCTGTCCGGCCTGTGCCGTATTGCGCTGTGGTACGGCGTAAACGCGACACGACCGGAGGCAATCGGTGTTGGCCTGCCTGGTCAGACTGCGTAACTAACAGGGGCTGCGGCCCCTTTCTTTATGGAGTGGCTATGAAAATAGCAATCTATAAGCCCGGTGGAAGCATCATGGTATGGGGCGTCATGGCTCAGATGAAGGTCATCGACTCCAGCGAACTTCCGGAATATGTCAAAGATGGCTGGCTTGATCATCCATCAAAGCTGCTGCCCGTGGAAGCAGATGATGTTAAGCCACGCAAAGGCCGCAAGCCTAAGGCGGTAAGCGATGCAGATAAAGACTAAAGGCGATCTGGTCAGGGCTGCGCTTCGTAAGTTGGGCGTGGCATCAGATGCAACCCTTACCGATGTCGAACCTCAGTCTATGCAGGATGCCGTTGATGATCTGGAAGCGATGATGGCGGAGTGGTATCAGGACGGGAAAGGCATCATTACCGGTTATGTATTCTCAGATGATGAGAATCCTCCCGCTGAAGGTGATGATCACGGCCTTCGCTCAAGCGCAGTCAGCGCGGTATTCCACAATCTTGCCTGCCGCATTGCTCCTGATTATGCGCTTGAGGCTACTGCCAAAATTATCGCCACTGCTAAATACGGAAAAGAGCTTCTCTATAAGCAAACCGCCATTTCCAGAGCAAAAAGAGCGCCTTACCCATCACGTATGCCAACTGGCAGTGGAAACAGTTTCGCCAATCTGAACGAATGGCATTATTTCCCCGGAGAACAGAATGCCGATTCAACAACTCCCCATGATGAAGGGAATGGGTAAAGACTTCAAGAACGCCGATTATATCGACTATCTGCCAGTGAATATGCTGGCAACACCCAAAGAAATCCTTAACAGCAGCGGCTATCTCCGCTCATTCCCTGGCATTACCAAACGTTATGATATGAACGGCGTATCGCGTGGAGTTGAGTACAACACCGCTCAGAATGCTGTTTATCGTGTTTGTGGTGGCAAGCTCTACAAAGGAGAAAGCGAAGTTGGTGATGTTGCCGGAAGTGGTCGCGTATCAATGGCACATGGTCGGACATCACAGGCGGTAGGCGTTAATGGCCAACTGGTCGAGTATCGCTATGATGGCACGGTTAAAACCGTCTCAAACTGGCCTGCAGACAGCGGATTCACGCAGTATGAGTTAGGTTCAGTGCGTGACATTACGCGCTTACGTGGGCGTTATGCGTGGTCAAAAGACGGCACTGATTCATGGTTTATCACTGACCTCGAAGATGAATCGCATCCTGACCGCTACAGCGCACAATATCGCGCAGAGTCGCAGCCTGACGGCATCATCGGCATCGGAACATGGAGAGACTTCATCGTCTGCTTTGGTTCGTCAACGATAGAGTATTTCTCCCTGACAGGCGCAACCACCGCTGGCGCTGCGTTGTATGTCGCACAGCCATCGTTGATGGTACAGAAGGGCATTGCCGGAACATACTGTAAAACGCCGTTCGCTGATTCATACGCCTTTATCAGTCATCCGGCTACTGGCGCACCTTCCGTCTACATCATCGGTTCAGGGCAGGCATCGCCAATTGCGACCGCCAGTATTGAGAAAATTATCCGCTCATATACCGCTGAAGAAATGGCGACGGGTGTGATGGAGACTTTGCGCTTCGATTCTCATGAGCTTCTGATTATTCATCTCCCTCGCCATGTTCTGGTTTACGACGCATCGTCCAGCCAGAACGGACCTCAGTGGTGTGTGCTGAAAACCGGGCTTTACGATGATGTATATCGCGGCGTCGACTTCATGTACGAAGGAAACCAGATAACGTGCGGCGACAAATCAGAAGCGGTGGTCGGACAATTGCAATTCGACATCAGCAGCCAGTACGACAAACAACAAGAACACCTACTGTTTACGCCCCTTTTCAAAGCAGATAACGCCAGATGCTTCGACCTTGAGGTTGAATCATCCACTGGTGTTGCTCAATACGCTGACCGCCTGTTCCTGTCTGCAACAACTGACGGCATCAATTACGGTCGTGAACAGATGATTGAGCAGAACGAGCCGTTTGTGTACGACAAGCGCGTTTTATGGAAACGTGTTGGGCGCATTCGTCGATTAATCGGATTCAAACTGCGAGTAATCACCAAATCACCAGTAACACTATCCGGGTGTCAAATTCGTCTGGAGTAAAATATGGCAGACCCGTCACTTAATAATCCTGTCGTTATTCAGGCCACCCGTCTCGACGCTTCAATTCTTCCCCGTAACGTCTTTAGCAAGTCTTATCTGCTCTATGTAATCGCGCAGGGAACTGACGTTGGTGCTATTGCAGGAAAGGCAAACGAAGCTGGACAGGGTGCTTATGACGCACAGGTAAAAAATGATGAGCAGGATGTAGAGCTTGCAGACCATGAAGCAAGAATTAAGCAACTGCGCATCGATGTAGATGATCACGAAAGTCGCATTACTGCGAACACTAAGGCAATTACTGCGCTGAATGTCAGGGTAACTACCGCTGAAGGAGAAATTGCCTCCTTGCAGACTAATGTTAGTGCTCTTGATGGCAGGGTTACGACTGCCGAGAACAATATTTCGGCATTGCAGGCTGACTACGTATCTAAAACCGCCACTACATCTCAATCGCTGGCTTCACCCCTCAACGTGACAACGTCATATTCAGTCGGCGGAAAGAAGGTTGTCGGCGCTCGCCAGACTGGATGGACCGCGGCAACAGGTACGGCGAATAAAGGCGTATTCGATGCTGACCTGACATTCGCCGTTAGCGATACTTACACGCAATCTGAAATCCAGGCTATAGCCAATGCTCTAATTACTGAGCGTCGGCGCACTAAGGCTTTGGAAGACGCCTTGCGTGCACATGGGTTGATTGATTAATGATTACATTCACTCCAACACGCAACATCGACCTGATAGAAATGGTTGGCAACCACCCCGACATCATTGCCGGAAGCAACAACGGTGACGGATACGACTACAAGCCTGAGTGTCGTTACTTTGAAGTGAACGTACATGGTCAGTTCGGTGGCATCGTGTATTACAACGAGATTCAGCCGATGACCTTTGACTGCCACGCCATGTACCTGCCTGAGATTCGCGGATTCAGTAAGGAAATCGGACTGGCGTTCTGGCGATATATTCTCACCAATACCACCGTTCAGTGCGTTACATCATTTGCTGCACGCAAATTTCGCCACGGTCAGATGTACTGCGCAATGATTGGCCTTAAGCGTGTGGGAACCATCAAGAAATACTTCAAAGGCGTAGATGACGTGACGTTTTACGCCGCCACCCGAGAAGAGTTAACCGAATTACTGAATAACGGGAGATAAACATGTTATATGCATTTACGCTGGGCAGGAAACTGCGCGGTGAGGAACCTTCTTATCCTGAAAAAGGCGGTAAAGGTGGCGCAGATAAAAGCGCAAAGTATGCAGCAGAAGCGCAAAAGTATGCCGCAGACCTGCAAAACCAGCAGTTCAATACCATCATGAACAACCTGAAGCCGTTTACTCCTCTGGCAGATAAGTATATCGGCAGTCTTGAAGGTTTATCGTCTCTCGAAGGTCAGGGGCAGGCGCTTAATAATTACTATAACTCCCAACAATACCAGGACCTTGCGGGGCAGGCTCGCTATCAGAATCTGGCAGCGGCAGAAGCAACAGGTGGCCTGGGTTCTACAGCGACCAGTAACCAGCTTTCAGCAATCGCCCCAACACTTGGTCAGCAATGGCTGTCAGGTCAGATGAATAACTATCAGAACCTTGCAAATATTGGTCTTGGTGCGCTTCAGGGGCAGGCAAACGCCGGACAGACATATGCCAACAATATGAGTCAGATTTCACAGCAAAGCGCGGCTCTTGCAGCGGCAAATGCCAACAGACCATCAGCTATGCAATCTGCTATTGGCGGAGGTGCGTCTGGTGCGATTGCTGGGGCTGGACTTGCGAAATTAATTGGTTCATCAACTCCGTGGGGTGCTGCCATCGGTGGTGGTATTGGTCTGCTTGGCTCGTTGTTTTAAGGGGTAATCAATGGCTACGTGGCAGCAGGGCATTAATTCAGGTGGTTTTCTGGCTGGCATTGGTGCGCAAAATGAGAACGCACCAAAGGCAAGAGATATTAACGCAACGCTGGGTCTGATTCGCGAAAACAATGATTTAGCCCGTTCAGGCGCTAATAATGTGGCTTTAACAGGGCTGCGTGGTCTGGCTGGCGTTGCTGATATTTATAACCAGGAACAGCAACAGAAAGCGCTAAACGCATTCAACCAGGTTCATGCCAACGCATGGGCTACTGGTGACCCGTCTGGCCTGTTTAAGTTTGCTCAGGAAAACCCTGCGTTTGTTGCGCAGGCACAGCAGGCGTTTTCCGGTCTTAATGAGCAGCAGCGTAACGATATGGGCGATTTAGCTATGAAGGCTAACGTCGCTCTTTCTCAGGGGCCGGAAGCCTACAGTAAATTCATTACTGATAACAAGGACAGGTTAAATCGTGTTGGCGCTAATCCGGACTGGATGATACAGACTGGAGTGCAGAATCCAGAACAGCTATCACACATGCTGACTACGATGTCCCTCGGTGCGCTTGGACCCGAAAAGGCGTTTGCTGTTCAGGATAAGATGGTTGGCCGTGAGATTGACCGAGGCAGGCTGGCTGAAACAATCCGCAGCAATAAAGCCGGTGAGGGGCTTCAGGCTCGCGGGCAGAATATAACAATGCGTGGACAAGATATGTCAGCGGCAACAGCACGACGCGGTCAAGATTTGGCAACGCAAAGAGCAAACGCCAGAACGATATCAGGCAGCGAAGGAAATCGGGTCGTTCAGCTTGCAGACGGGCGAACAGTCAGCGTCGGTGGAAAACTTCACGGCGCAGGGGCGAATGCGTTTTACGAAGGTATTGACGATAACGGCAATATGGTTCGTGTCCCGGCAAGCGCCATTGCCGCACCTCCAACGTCTGCGGCAAGCGCACAGAACTACGCAATGAAGAAAGACATTGATGCAATCGCAAATGCAGATGCTTCTGCTCTCGATTTCATGACTGGAATGACTGGCGGAGCAGGAAATCCGGCAATTGGTGCAGATGTTCGCAGCCGACTCACAGGCAAAGAGCAACGCCAGTTATATAACTCCGCACAACGTATTCAGGGAAGAATGCAGAATCAGGGCGTGGCAGCAGCAAGAGATATGGGCGCTAGCGGTATCAACACCATTGCAGAAGCGAAGATGTATTTTCAGGGGATGCCGCAGGTTGACTACTCAAGCCCGGAGGCTATGCAGCAGTCTATTCGTGAGATTCAGGAATACACCAACAATTATAACCAGCAGTACAACGTTAATGTTGGTAATGGTGGGCTGAAATCACCAAGGCAGCAGCCAGATACTCAGCAATCAGCCGGAGGAAGTTACACGTCTAAATCTGGCATTAAATTCACGGTGGAATAATGAAAGTTACCGCTAATGGCAAGACATTCAACTTCCCTGATGGAACCAGCACAGAAGACATCGGCGCTGCAGTTGATGAGTATTTTGCAGGGCAGGCATCAGCAGCAGAAACACAACCAGCAGAACAGCAGGAAGAACCACAGCAGCCTGAACAATCCCTGATGCAACGGGCTGGTGACTTACTCACTGGCGGCCAGTCAGCAGGCCAGATTGCAGAGCAGGCTGGGCGTGGGCTCGTAAATATCCCGTTTGATGTATTGCAGGGCGGCGCGAGTCTCATTAACGCAATCAGCCAAGGGTTAGGCGGCCCGAAAGTGCTGGATGACGTGTATCGCCCGGTAGATCGCCCGACTGACCCATATGCGCAGGCAGGAGAATCCATTGGCGGGTATCTAATTCCAGGCGCTGGCGTCGCTGGCAACATGGCGATCGGCTCAGTGGCTGAGGCAGCCAATCAGCAGGGAGATTTTGCTGGCAACGTTGCGAAGAATGCCGCGGTAAACCTCGGCGCTCAGGGGCTACTTTCTGGCGCAGCTAAATTAGTCGGGCGTGGCATTACTGCAGCAAGAGGTGAGATTGCACCAGAGGCCAGACAACTGATTGATACCGCTGAGAGTATGGGTGTTAAGCCCATGACGTCAGATATGATCAAGCCTGGCAATGCCTTTACTCGCAGCTTAATGCAAGGTGGTGAAGGTGCGTTGCTTGGAACGGGAGGAAAAAGAGCAGAACAGTACGCTATCCGCAGCAAACTTCTAGGCGACTATTTCGACCGAGTGGGAGGATACAATCCTGATGATATCGTTAAGTCAATGACCAGTACAGTAGGAGGGCGTAAAAATGCGGCAGGAGCAGTAAGAGATGAAATAGTAAATAGAATGGGAAGCGCTCCAGTGGGAACCACCAATTCAATTAATGCAATTGATACAAATATTGCAAGACTTGAGAAGCTCGGCACATCAGCGGACCAGAGGCTTTTGACAGCGCTTAAAAATCTAAAGGGGGAATTGAATAGCGGGAATGTTGATTTTGATCTCCTGCAACAGCATCGCACTGCATTCCGCACCAATGTTCAGGGTGATGCGATGGTATTCCCAAATCAGGCCAAGGCTGCAACTAACATGGTTGAAAATGCAATGACTCGTGATTTGCGCAATGCTGTCGGTAAATCACTAGGGCCACAAGATGCAGCAAAATATCTCAAATCCAACTCAGACTTCGCAAACATTTACAATAAGGTTCTGAATAAGCGCATCTCTAATACGCTAAATAAAGCCAGAAGCGAATACACACCCGAGCTTATTAACACCGTTGTTTTCAGTCGCAAACCGTCAGATATAAAGCGCATATGGAGCTCCCTGGATAACAAAGGAAAGGACGCAATGCGAGCTGCATACATCAGCAAGATTGCTGAAAAAACTGGTGATTCTCCAGCTAAGTTCATAACCGAAGTAAACAAATTAAAAGCGCAATCCGGAGGTGAGATTTACAACACCATTTTCAGCGGACGACACATGAAGGAACTTGATGCGCTTCATGATGTGCTGAGACAAACAGCTAGGTCTGATTCGGCAAATGTTGTCACACAGACGGGGCAGGCGCTGGCAAATCCGGTAAGGCTTGGCGCTGCAATTCCTACTTTAGGTAAGTCACTCGCAGCAGAGGCCGGCTATGGCTTGGCAATGAGGGTGTATGAGAGCAAGCCAATAAGAAATATGCTACTCAGGCTGGCTAACACCAAGCCGGGCACACCTGCATATGAGCGTGCGCTGAATCAGGCCGCTACTGCAGTGCGCCCTCTTTTAGCTAACGAAGCTACCCGGCAGTAGCGCTATAAGCCAAGGACGGCATTTATTTTATAGTTTTTATGAATTCTTTATTAAATCCATTCGCTTCTCCGGGGTATCTTCCAAAGACAATTTTTATAAAAACAGAAAAAATAAAGATAGCAATGCTTAACAACAATTGCAGTATCATTGGAACCCAAAGAACAACAGGCTCTATATTCATGAAACCAAATATTCTTCCTGCGATCATGGCAAAGTACCACACTGTTATCAGCAAACTTAGTGGTATATGAATTACTGATATTATCAATCCAAGGGCATCAGTAATTCTGTTTTCAAATCTTTCAGGGGAAAACTTTTCTTTAAGGTAATTGAGTACGTAGGCCTCATTCTCTGGATTTTTAGCATTTTTCCCTATTGCAATAGAAACCTCAGATATCCTTGATTCAAGTCTTTTACGTTTAATAAAATTAGAAAAAAACAACCACGCAATCTGCAATCCTATCCCCAGAAATAGAGTTGCGGCAACTAGCACAGCATAACTCATAGAATCAGACACACCAACCTCTTTAGTTTTGTGCAGGATACCATGAAAAAAGTTAACATTGGAAACGTACCAAAGATGCTCGTTCCGCTCTTTGAGAGCGGTACAATTGTGTTTTGTAGAGACTTTCCAGAATGGCAACGCCTGCATCAAAAACTTGGTGTGGACGTGCAGGACTCGGATGCCAACGGAGCGTCTCATACAATGAGCAGCGAGAATGGTGTTTTGCATGTGATAGGCGTGTTCAATGGCAAACTATCTACTATTGCCCATGAGTGCGCTCACATGGCATTCGATATCTGCTCAAGGGTCGGTGTTGATGTTGAACCAGGAAGAGCCAACGAGACTTACTGCTACTTAATGAGCAGGCTTGTTGAGTTCTGCGAGCGACATATCAAAAAGCCGGAGTGACCCGGCTTGATTATTACTTTTTGCTGTCTGGAGTTCGCTTATCTAATACCCAGCCATTACCTGGCTTTGTTGTTGGTGGAAGCCTTTCGTTGTCCTTGACGGTGGCAAAATTGTCTTTCTTACCGCCTCGCGGGCCAACTTCTTGGTATATTCCGCCGTTTTTTCCTGTGTTTTCACCTGGTTTTTTCGCCATGATATACCTCAACATACACCCGTTATTGGGCGATTAAATATTGATCTCATTTTATAAGTAGTCAATATGGCCCAGGTAAATGCAAAAATTAACCCGCCGTCAGGTGGTTTTTTTGTACAAATCCTTCAGCGTATCAAACACCATCTTCTTAACAAGCTCTGACTGCTCATCAGCGAGTCGTTCTGCATCGTTGCGATATCCAGTCACAGGCGATGGTTTTGATAGAGCATCTTGGACGATTTGTAACAACTCGGAGTTCATTGATCTCCCATTCGCCTCCGCCCTGAATTTTAATTTCTCCCTGACTTCCATAGGCATACGGAAGTTAAAGTGCGGATCATCTCTAGCCATGCCATCACTCCAAGTTAGTGTATTGACATGATAGAAGCACTCTACTATATTCTCAATAGGTCCACGGTGGACCTGTATTGTGAGGTGAATATGAAAGGAATGAGCAAAATGCCGCAGTTCAATTTGCGGTGGCCTAGAGAAGTATTGGATTTGGTACGCAAGGTAGCGGAAGAGAATGGTCGGTCTGTTAATTCTGAGATTTATCAGCGAGTAATGGAAAGCTTTAAGAAGGAAGGGCGCATTGGCGCGTAAAGTTGAAGCCCCAACTGCGGTAACAGTCAGGGCTTCGGTTGTCAGTAAATCCTTGGAGAAAAACCAACATGAATAGTATAGCAATTTTAGAAGCAGTTAACACCTCTTACGTGCCGTTTAATGGACAGCATGTTCTTACCGCTATGGTGGCTGGAGTTGCCTATGTAGCTATGAAGCCAGTCGTGGATAACATTGGTCTCTCATGGTCATCTCAGGTGCAAAAGCTTCTGAAAATGAAAGATAAATTCAACTATGTCGATATCGACATGGTTGCTGGAGATATGAAGAAACGTCTCATGGGATGCATCCCACTGAAGAAACTTAACGGCTGGCTGTTCAGCATTAACCCTGAGAAAGTTCGTGCAGACATCCGTGACAAACTGATTAAGTACCAGGAAGAATGCTTCACCGTTCTGTATGATTACTGGACGAAAGGTAAGGCTGAAAACCCGCGTAAGAAAACATCTGTCGATGAGAGGACGCCGCTTCGTGATGCTGTAAATATGCTTGTAAGCAAAAAGCATCTGATGTACCCAGAAGCTTATGCAATGATCCATCAGCGTTTCAATGTGGAAAGTATTGAAGAACTGGAGGCGTCTCAGATACCGCTGGCCGTAGAGTACATCCACAGGGTAGTGCTTGAAGGTGAGTTCATTGGCAAACAAGAGAAGAAAACCAACGATCTTTCTGCAAAAGAAGCAAACAGCCTTGTATGGTTATGGGATTATGCCAACCGCTCACAGGCGTTATTCCGCGAACTGTATCCTGCAATGAGACAGATTCAATCTAACTATTCAGGAAAGTGCTACGACTACGGCCATGAATTCTCGTACATCATTGGAATAGCGAGAGACGTTTTAATTAATCACACGCGAGATGTTGATATTAATGAACCTGACGGGCCAACGAATCTTTCCGCATGGATGAGACTTAAGGATAAAGAGCTTCCACCTTCATTACATCGCTACTGACAGATAACCAACGCAACGACCCAGCTTCGGCTGGGTTTTTTTATGCCCAAAATTCACCGTAGCCACGCTTAGGTAATGAGCTTGAAGGAGAGACCTACAAAAAAATTGTAGGTCGAAAAGCGAACAAAATAACTTCCGAAAAAGTTGTTTTATCACAAAAAATTCACCGTAGCCATGCTGCGGCAATTCCTTGCATCTGGAGCAAATTAAATGACAGACATCACTGCAAACGTAGTTGTTTCTAACCCTCGTCCAATCTTCACTGAATCCCGTTCGTTTAAAGCTGTTGCTAATGGGAAAATTTACATTGGTCAGATTGATACCGATCCGGTTAATCCTGCCAATCAGATACCCGTATACATTGAAAATGAGGATGGCTCTCACGTCCAGATTACTCAGCCGCTAATTATCAACGCAGCCGGTAAAATCGTATACAACGGCCAACTGGTGAAAATTGTCACCGTTCAGGGTCATAGCATGGCTATCTATGATGCCAATGGTTCTCAGGTTGACTATATTGCTAACGTATTGAAGTACGATCCAGATCAATATTCAATAGAAGCTGATAAAAAATTTAAGTATTCAGTAAAATTATCAGATTATCCAACATTGCAGGATGCAGCATCTGCTGCGGTTGATGGCCTTCTTATCGATCGAGATTATAATTTTTATGGTGGAGAGACAGTTGATTTTGGCGGAAAGGTTCTGACTATAGAATGTAAAGCTAAATTTATAGGAGATGGAAATCTTATTTTTACGAAATTAGGCAAAGGTTCCCGCATTGCCGGGGTTTTTATGGAAAGCACTACAACACCATGGGTTATCAAGCCTTGGACGGATGACAATCAGTGGCTAACGGATGCCGCAGCGGTCGTTGCCACTTTAAAACAATCTAAAACTGATGGGTATCAGCCAACCGTAAGCGATTACGTTAAATTCCCAGGAATAGAAACGTTACTCCCACCTAATGCAAAAGGGCAAAACATAACGTCTACGTTAGAAATTAGAGAATGTATAGGGGTCGAAGTTCATCGGGCTAGCGGTCTAATGGCTGGTTTTTTGTTTAGAGGGTGTCACTTCTGCAAGATGGTAGACGCCAATAATCCAAGCGGAGGTAAAGATGGCATTATAACCTTCGAAAACCTTAGCGGCGATTGGGGGAAGGGTAACTATGTCATTGGCGGACGAACCAGCTATGGGTCAGTAAGTAGCGCCCAGTTTTTACGTAATAATGGTGGCTTTGAACGTGATGGTGGAGTTATTGGGTTTACTTCATATCGCGCTGGGGAGAGTGGCGTTAAAACTTGGCAAGGTACTGTGGGCTCGACAACCTCTCGCAACTATAATCTGCAATTCCGCGACTCGGTCGTTATTTACCCCGTATGGGACGGATTCGATTTAGGTGCTGACACTGACATGAATCCGGAGTTGGACAGGCCAGGGGACTACCCTATAACCCAATACCCACTGCATCAGTTACCCCTAAATCACCTGATTGATAATCTTCTGGTTCGCGGGGCGTTAGGTGTAGGTTTTGGTATGGATGGTAAGGGCATGTATGTGTCTAATATTACCGTAGAAGATTGCGCTGGGTCTGGCGCGTACCTACTCACCCACGAATCAGTATTTACCAATATAGCCATAATTGACACCAATACTAAGGATTTCCAGGCGAATCAGATTTATATATCTGGGGCTTGCCGTGTGAACGGTTTACGTTTAATTGGGATCCGCTCAACCGATGGGCAGGGTCTAACCATAGACGCCCCTAACTCTACCGTAAGCGGTATAACCGGGATGGTAGACCCCTCTAGAATTAATGTTGCTAATTTGGCAGAAGAAGGGTTAGGTAATATCCGCGCTAATAGTTTCGGCTATGATAGCGCAGCGATTAAACTGCGGATTCATAAGTTATCAAAGACATTAGATAGCGGAGCATTGTACTCCCACATTAACGGGGGGGCCGGTTCTGGCTCAGCGTATACTCAACTTACTGCTATTTCAGGTAGCACACCTGACGCTGTATCATTAAAAGTTAACCACAAAGATTGCAGGGGGGCAGAGATACCATTTGTTCCTGACATCGCGTCAGATGATTTTATAAAGGATTCCTCATGTTTTTTGCCATATTGGGAAAATAATTCTACTTCTTTAAAGGCTTTAGTGAAAAAACCCAATGGAGAATTAGTTAGATTAACCTTGGCAACACTTTAGATATGTAATAAAAATGGGTGTAAACACCCATTTTTATTTTATGTTAAATATTCTATAGCTAATTAAACCTAACAACTATGGTTTCCCCTACAACACCAATATCGTATACGTTATTACCAGATTTTTTCCACCCATTTTCAAGTTTAACCTCTTTGTCATATAGTCTGTAATTTCTGGAAAACACATTTCTTTGCATTAACACCTCTGACCACATCCAATCATTGTTAATAATGCGTGGTATTAACTCTCTCATTAAAGGATGCTTTATTACTATGTTTTCATTTATTGGTGCATACGGTTCTGTGCCAATGAATTTTATATTTTTTTTGTCTCTTCCAAATCCAAGATAATCTATGTCTTGAGATATTCTATTTACAATGCTTTCCTCAAGCTGAAACTGTGCATTTATGGCATTGTAAGCACCATAAGAAAATATTGTTGATATTAAAAGAATAAAAGAAAAATATATTCTTGATATTAACTGTTTATCTTCAAAAGCATAGAATACGCATAGGCAACAAAAAAACATAAAGCCACCCATACCAATCAATACCCTCGGTGCGTATATTGGTGATTTTAGAAAAATCATTGGTCCAATGATGAAGAACATTGATGCTAATAAAATTAAAACTACTAGCAATAACTTTGTTTTCTTATTTTCATCTCTTTTGATTGCT